ACAGACAGCTTTTGTATCAACCATCGTTGGTGCCGCAACAGGTGCCTTTGCGGTCTGGATGGGGCATGAATCCAAATGAAGTGGCTTTTGTTGTTGGTAGTGGCCGTTGACGGCGATATCACGGTCAACGTTTTGTCGGGGCATGAGACGATGGCGCAGTGTCACGTCGCAGGCACCAAAATTCACTGGGAGCAGCGCATGCCGATCAATCAGGAAATGCTGTGCTTCCCAACTGATCAAGAGGTGAAATGATGATTCAAGCGTTGATCCCGGCGGTGTCGGGCATCCTTGACAAGTTTGTCGAGGACAAGGACCAGAAGGCAAAGCTGGCGCACGATCTTGCGACGATGGCAGAACGGCACGCGCAGGAGCAAGTGTTGGCACAGATCGAGGTGCTGAAGGCCGACGCGAAGGGCAACTGGTTTCAGGCGTCGTGGCGTCCGCTGATCGGATGGATATGCGGCCTGAGCCTCGGCATCAACTATATGGTCAGCCCTATCTGCGCCGGGTTCGGTATCGTGATCCCGCAGGCTGATATGTCTGTGATGATGCCGTTGCTGTTTGGCATGCTTGGCATTGCCGGGATGCGCAGCTTCGACAAGACCAAAAAGACCGACAGCAAATAAAAAAAGACCCGGTGGTTTCAAGCCACCGGGCCAGTCTCTAGGGAGGAAACGATGAAGCTACCACGCAACATCAAGTCAATTCTATGTGGCGTGGGCTGGTGCGTCTAGCCCTTTCTTTTTCGATCAGCTTGTTGATATGCACTGCAACGGTCCAGAGGCTGATGCCCATCTTTTCGCCTAAGACGCGCATCGTTGGCGTGTAGCCGTTTTCCTGCTGGAAGGCAGCGATTTCGTCATAGACGCGCTGCTGTTGTGGTGACAGGTCTTTCATGTGTCGATCTCCTTAATCGTCAGGGTTTTCTGGCGCACGGTCCGCGCCTCTTTTGCTGGCACAATCCTTTCGGGCTGCGCTTTGAATTTACGCATCGGCCACTTGATCATGACGCGCTGGTTGCCGACCATACCGAGGGCCGTCTCGTGATCGCCCATCTTTTCCATCAGCGTGATCTGCGCGTCTTCGACATCCTGTTCAGCGTCAGCCTGCTTGCGCTTGGCCAGCAGCAGCTGTTCAAGGGCAATCATCGCATCCGCGTCATCCGGGTCTAACTCCAACGGTGGCAGCTTGCCGTCTGTGGTGCTATGCACCAGCACAGCATCGCCTGCCGTCGTCCAAGGGTAAAAGTCACGCTCTTGCCTGCGCCTCTCGAAATCAAGGATGGCATCGCGGATTTGCATCTGCATCACCGGGTCCGGGCGATACAGGAAGATCCGCAACTCGGTGCCTTGATACAAGACGCAGACCGCAAGCCACTTGGCCTGCGGCACGCACATCAGCTGTCCTTGGCCCTGTAACGGGCCTCTGAAGCGTGCTGGCGTGGTTTCGGGGAATGCGCTGGTGTTCTTCATCTCCAGCAGCCCCGGCCCCGTCAGATCGATGCTTTCGGCGTTTATGACATAGATGCCCTTGGCCGTGTCGGTGACAAAGGTATCATGCCCGGTCCCCATCCCGTCCAGAGACGCCGCAAAGGGCAGCGTCTCGTGTGGAAAGGCGTGGTCGAATTCCAGTTGCAGATCGGTAAGGCCAAGCCGCCTTGCAGCTTCGGTGCCGATCTGGCCCTCGAATTCATTTCCCCAAAACGCCGCCTCACCGGGATTAAAGTCTTCGATGGGCATGTTGGCGTCACGCTTGATGAATTCATCCAACAGCGCGTTTTGCGTCATGTAGGGCGAGGCGTTCAGCAACACCGGGGTCAAGGACGCCGAGAGTTGCGAGTCGTCAGTCAGCTTGCCGACCATTGCTTGATCCTCCGCTCCATCTCGGTTCTGGTCATCACCTTGTTGACCGTGTTGATGTAACCTGTCACGCGATCCCCGTGATCAGACCTGATGGCTGATATTGCGCGGAGCCGGGTAAGGTGGGCTGACACAGCACTCAAAGACGCTTCATGACCGGAGCGCCGCAATTCCCTAGCCAGATCATGAGTTGTGAAATCCTTCTGCGGATGAAAGGCATCAATCGCAGCCTGATAGACAACCCACGCGATGAGTTTTCTTGTGCGCTTTATCTTGGTTGGCTTCGGCATCACCTGTGGCGGCGCAGTCAAATGCAACCGATGGGTGACGTGCGGCTTCGGGGCCGGTGTTGGTTCCGGCTCCGGTTTTGGCCGCGACGACTTCGCCGCTTCCACTTTGGTGATCGTGGCGTGGCGCTCTAGGCCGGTGGCGATCAATTCTGCCAGCGCGTCCTTGCTGCATTCCAGCGTGATGATGTAGTTTTTGGTCATTAGCTTGCCTCCCATATCTTTAGTTCCTTTTCATAATCGTCACCGAATTCTTGCCGCCATTTCGCTTGCCAGTTGGTCAGCTGTTGGATGGATATCTTGCCGATGTTTGGATAGCCTTTAAGTTTGTTCGCGTCGAAAAGCAAAGCATCGCCAAGCTGCAACGATCTTTGTTCTTGTCTGCATTTTTCACGAAGCTCAAATTCCAAAGCCCTTTTCAAGCGGGAGCCGAATTGTTGTTTGCTGACTGGGAAATGCCTCATCGGCATGCTGAGCCAATCCTGAGGTGTCTTAGGGTCCGGCTTGCTTTTGTTGCAAGGGGTGATGGCCCGCGATTCAGCCACCTGTCTGCTGAGTTTCTGAACTTTTTCGATGAGTTTTTTATTTTCCTCCATCGCAGATTTGCGTGCTGTTTCAATGCTGTCTTTCGCTCTCAAAGCCTTACTTAGTTTTTTGCTTTTTTCGTCCATCTCGTATGCGAAATAGTCGATGGCCATTCGCATAGCAGCCAGCATTCGATGGAAATCAGGGTCGGTTTTCCCGCCCTTGATGACCTTTCGATCCATAATGCCCACCAAATCAACCAACATTTTCAAGCGGTCATCTAACATCAGCTTGCTCCTCCAAAACGGGCGATCAGCGCCCATACGTTATAGTCAGTCGTCACCGCGTTGGTGCCGAACACGATCAGCAGCGTTGCCAAGAACAACATGCCGATGAAGTCAGTGATTATGGTTCGCATCGTTAACCTCCTATGATGCTATGGCCCCGACCTTCGAGGCACTTGTTAAGCCGCAACCCGCCGTGGTCGTATTGCAGCCACGACAAGGATTGATCGACCAGTTGTTTGCACTCGGCAAGGTCGCGCTGATACAGCTGCGCGGCATCGCCGGATGCGCGAAGATCAGCGACCGGCGTGTATGAACACGCCGATGCTGACAAGGTGATGATGACTAAAACGGTTTTCATTGTTTTGCCTCTTCCTTTATTTGATGAGCCATCAGAACGAAAGTTTTGTCCCGTGATTTTTCGGCCTTCCGATTGATTTCAGCAGCGACAGCCGCAACTTTATTCGCTAAACCGGGTTTACGCATATCAAGCAAGAGGTTGACAGCCATCCATAGTTGCGCGGCCTCTGCTTTTAGTTGCAGGGTGCGTTTCATTTGTTTGGTAACGGCATCATCAGCCACATCGAAATCGTCGAACGTAATGAACATTTTTCTCTCCCTTCGATGATGGGCGGGGCCGTTAGGCCGCCGCCCAGTTGCGGAACAGTTCTTGAGCGAAGCTGTCGTCACGCTCGCGTTCGATGATCTCGATGACGTGAGTCACGCGCTTGCGGCCCAGATGGAAGCCATCGGCGGTGGCGATCTCGTACTGGTCACTGACCAAGCCGCCACGGACAAACTGGAAATGGCCTCCAGTGCGGACGATGTAGCTGCGACCGGCGCGGGTCTCCATATCGACCCAGCGCTTGAGGCTGTAGCCAGAGACGCGGCGGGTGGCTTTGTGCTTGATGCCGTACAGGTCGAGCATCTTGCAAAGCTGCGAGAGGTTGCTGCGGCCCTGCCAGCGAGCGCCCTTGTTAAAGGTGGCTTTCATGTGGCGCATCACGTCGTTGATGTAGCTGCTGTCAACGCGGCCAAATCGAGCCGGGTCGATATCGGCGCGGACGGCATAAGCGACGGCGACTGGGCCGCAGTTCGGAAGGTGGGTCTGGTGGTCGGTCATCGATGTCTCCCTTCGATGGTGGTGGGGGCGGGGCCGTTAGGCCCGCGCCTCAAGTTGATCCTCGCGGACCGAGCTGGTCCAGCTGCCGAAAGGGGTCCGATACTCGATCGTGTAGATCGCGCGTCCTTCGTAGACGAATACGTCCTTGATGGTGACCTTGCGGCCCTTGATGAAGGAAGCCTCATCGGTGACGGTGGCTTCGGAGGAAATCGAGAACTTGGTCATTTGCATCTCCCTTTGCTGACCAGCGCGGAACCATCCGCGCCCTTCGATATCGACAGTTTTGTTATATTGACTATACACCTCCCAATGTGGGATGCAACAGGGAAATGCACAAAAAGGGCAAAAAAAATGGCACCGACTAAAGAGGTACATTTCCGGCTGAGACGCAGCACCGTTGACAAGCTGCGCCAAGAATTAGAGCGATCACCGCACCGCAGTCTGACGGCGCTGGCTGATGAGTTGCTCGAAGAGGCCATCAGGAATCGTCGGAATGACATCGCTTACGGGACTGACAGCAACGATGACTAACAGCCGCACAAAAGGACGCAGCGGGGAATACGAGGTGCAACGCATCCTTGATGCCGAACTAGGGCTGACGTTCAAACGCGACATCGAGCAATTCAGGCAGGCTGATCGCGGTGATCTGCTGTGCGTCGATATGGATTTCCCGGCAGTGATCGAGGTGAAACGTTACGCAAAAGGTGGTGAGACGCCGCGCGGCGCTTGGTGGGATCAGGTTTGCAAAGCCGCCAGAAGCGCCGACAAGTGGCCTTTGCTTGTGTGGCGCTATGACCGGCAAGACTGGCGCTGGCGCATGCCTGCTGCCGTCCTGACAGCCCTTGGCAGGCCAGTCAACTATATCGGCGCACGCGACGATGCCGACCTTGATTGGGGCTATGCGGTGGAAATGGACACGCGCACGGCGATGACGATTATCAGAGAGGTGTTGGCCGATGCCGCGTTACGAAACCGCCGCTGATCTGCAAAACGAGCGCGTCGTGGCTGATGCACTGGCCGCGCACGGCTATGAGGTGATCAAGCTGCCGATCCAGTACCGGCTCGACTGGCTGCTGCGCCGCAACAATCAACCCATCGGATTCGCAGAGGTCAAGGCACGCAAGTGCAACCTCAACACCTATCCCACTGTCATGATCAGCTTGTCCAAGGTGATACATGCACAGATGCTAACGCAGGCCACCGGCTTGCCGTGTTATCTTATTCTCTTTTACCGTGACTGCATCGCACGCCTAAATTTCAGCGATGATTTCGCGGTAAATCCCGGAGGCAGGGCAGACAGAGATGATCCGCAGGATCAGGATGTCTGCGCCTACTATCCGGTCACCCGGCTGACCAAAATCAGCCAATCGTAAACGTCGAAACGAGGTAAAATCGATGGACGCATATCAAGGAACCGGCGGCGGCGCAGACCGCATGCCACTGATCAAATACAGCGCAATGGACGGCTCGTTCCGCACCAGCGACCGAATCAACGAGGGCGGCGAATGGCGCAGCGTTGACGAGGAAATCCAGCTGCCGACGCAGTTTGCAATGGATTTTGCAAACGTCGAAATCGGCTGGATCAAATACAACCCCAAGCCCGATTTCATTATGGTGAAGTCAGGCCAGCCCCGGCCAGAGCGTCCCGACGAATTGGATGCCGAAGGCAAGCCAGCCTATAAATGGGGCTTTCGCATCCAGTTGGGCAATTCACGAGTCGGCCTGCGCGAGTTAAGCACCAGCAGCAAAAACGTCTACGACGCAATGCTGGCGCTTTTCAAAGCGTGGGAAGCTGGCAAAGCAGCCAATCCCGGCATGATGCCAGTGGTTGAGGTCACCGGGACCACCCGCACCGAAGCAGGCTGGCGCGTCCCCAACTGGCAGATAGGCAAATGGGTGCCGACACCTGACTTTATGTCCGGCGCTCCAACGCAACCCGCACCAGCAGCAGCGGCACCGGCAGCGACACCGGCCCCGGCGGCAGCGCCGCAACCTCCAGCGGCAACTGGCACCGATCTGTTCTGATGCGGCGGGGCGGCGCTGGTTTCTTCCCCAACGGCGCCGCCCCAACCTTTACACGGGGAAGGGCTTGGGGAAGCTATGATAAATCTTTCAGCACATTTCGAGGCCATTGCCCTTGGCGAATTAGGGCCACCGCACAGCAAACGCGGCACTGAATGGCGCTATGGCACGCACGGCAGCTTGTCGCTTTGCACCCGCAAAGGCGTTTGGTTTGACCACGAGGCCAACGAGGGCGGCGGAATCACTAAGCTGATCGCACGCCAGCGCGGCACCACGATGGAAAGCATCGCCACCATCTTGGAGCGCGAATACGGCGTGCAAAGGCGGTCACAAGAAGCACTGACGCCGAAGAAATACGTCGAGGCGCGGTTTGATTATTACGGGCCAGACGGCGATCTGATCTTTCAGGTTGAGCGTTATCACCCGAAAACATTCCGGCAACGCAGGCCAGACGGCAAAGGTGGGTGGCTGTATAACCTTCAGGGCGTCACACAGGTGCCTTACAACCTTGTCGGGCTGATGCAGAACCCGGACGCGCCGGTTTACGTTGTCGAGGGCGAGAAGGCCGCAGAGGCGCTGATAGCGTTGGGTCAGGTGGCGACCACCAACGCAGGCGGATCAGCCAACTGGAAGCCGGAACTCAATCAGTATTTCGAGGGCCGCAGGGTCATCGTGCTGCCCGATAACGACGACGCAGGCCAAAAGCATGCAGATGTCGTCGTCAGCCAGCTGTACGGCGTTGCAGCGGCCATCAAGCGGGTGGATCTGCCGGGGCTTGAAGAAAAGGGCGACGTGTTCGACTGGCTGGCCCGTGGCAACACCATCGATGATCTGCATCGTATTATAAAGGATACACCTGTCATCAGCAATGAGCCGCCAGAGGCAAAGCCGGAAAGCCGCGCCCTGCAAACGCTGGACATGAACCAGCTGATCAACATGCCGCCGGTTGACTGGCTGGTGGATGGCATGATCACGGCGCACGGGTTCAGCGTCATCTATGGCGCACCCGGCATTGGTAAGTCGTTCCTGTCCATCGACATGTCGCTGGCTATAGCCTACGGCGATGCGTGGCACGGGCGTGCCACAAAGCAGGGCGGGGTGTTGTATATCGCCGGGGAAGGCGTCGGCGGTATGGGAAAGCGCGTCAAAGCGTGGATGCACCACAACAGCAAAGAAGAGATCACAGATTTTCACGTTGTCCCGCAAACTGTGAAAATGCTTGAAGCGGAAGGCGTCGAGGCGGTGATCGAAACAATCGACAGCTTTGATGTCGAGTTTCGCTTGATCGTGATCGACACGCTTGCCCGCACCTTGGCCGCCACCGGCAACGATGAAAACAGCGCAACCGATACCGGCCTGCTAATCGAACAGTGCAACGAAATCCAGCGACGTTGCGGCGTGGCTGTCCTTGCGGTGGCGCACAGCGGCAAAGATGCTGGCAGGGGTTTGCGCGGCTCGTCAGCCGTTCTTGGCGGCGCAGATACGGTGATCGGCATGACCGGCGGTGACGGGCTGGCGGCTGTAAAAATGGAAAAGCAGAAAGATGCAGAGGCGATGGAGCCGATGCGCTTTGAGTTGCTGCCCATCGCGCTGGTCGAAGATAGCAGTGCGGTGCTGGTGCCGACTGACAAGGAAGTGCCATCTGGCAACGACAGTGACGCAGGAAAGGCCAGACGGTTTGCGCTAAAATGCCTGAAAGAGTTGCTGGAAATACGGGTTTCGACCGATGTGACGTGGGACGATTACACCCGTTTCCATAACGAAAAAGACAAGCTGGACGGGCAAAATAACTACCGATCCCGCAACAAAGCGAGGGATTGGCTGGTGGAAAAGGGATACATCGAAAGGGATGGATCACTTGTTAGGTTTATCAAAGACTTAACCTGAAATCATCCCCAAAGGGGATGACCTCCCCCCTAAAAAGGGGATGACATCCCTCCCTCCCCCCCCCCTTAGGGGGGAGGGATGATCCGGGGATAGGGAGCGAGAAATGGCAAAAAGACCACAGAAACCGAGTCGAGCCTATTTTGCGCCGACACAGGCAGCCGAGCGCAGAATGCAAGATGCGTTGCATCGATACGATGATGTCGTGTCGCAGTATGAAATGCGGTGGGGTGTTGACCGACTGCCGTGGCTGGTTGGCACCGAGTTGCGGGAAAGGTTCGAGGCGCAGATGCAAAAGCTGAACAGGGCCATCGATGACCGGCACGACGTTGAACATCAGGTCGAGGTTACGCTGCGCGGTGTTGCGGTGTTGGAACAGGCAGCCATCGAACGTGGCGCACAACAGCTGACCGGCGACTATATCGAAACGGCAATGCCAGATGGCCGGGTGCTGGCGATCACCAAAACGTCGTGGGATGTGGCAAAGGTCAAACGTGAAAACCGTGATCTGGTGGTGTACAGTGCTGAAGAGGTAGCTACGCTGATCGCTGGCTTTGAGGAAAAGCAAAAGACGCTGACCACGATCAAGGAGACGTTTCCGGGCGCGGTGGTCGAAAGCGTAACGCCGAAAGCTGAGTTGGAACTTGATGATGAGATTCCGTTTTAGGAGATCAGCATGATCGAACAGGGCGATGGAACCTTTGCAATTAGGATGGCACTGGGCCTATGCCCACGCTGCCAGACCAGCCTGACCCGCGTCCGCAATGAATCACACGTCACCGAATATGAATGCAAAGTCTGTAAACTGAGGATAAACGATGTCAAAGAAAAGCCAAGAGACTCTTGAAACGCGGTTCGACTTTCTGAAAGATGCCGAGGCCACGATAGCTGATCGCGGCAAAGAATACGGCACGGTCGCGGAAAACTTTGACCGCACAGCCCTGATATGGTCTGCAATACTTGGCAAACCTGTAACGCGCGAACAGGTGGCGCTTTGCATGATTGGCCTAAAGGTGGCAAGATTGTCCTACGATCCGACATCCGAGGATGGTTGGGTTGATACAGCTGGATATGCAGCCTGTGGTGGTGAGGCATCAAAAGCAGAATGAAAGATCGCGCGGTCGAATTCTTCGAGTCGCATGTTGACTGCCTGATCTGCGGTGAGGCAACCCGTGGAATTGTGTGGGAAGGCAGCGGCACCATCAACTGCGATGAATGCGACGGGATCATATTTGACGCGCGGGAAACCACCGGCACGGTGGTCATCTTGGAACTGGAAGAGGATACGATGCAATGATGCAGATCAATGTCAGCAGCAACATCAAAGAGGTGACGCGCGGGTTGAGCGCGGTACAGCGCAAGCAAATCCCTTTCGCTGCCAGTCAGGCGCTGAACGATGTGGCCTTTGAGGCTGGCCCGAAAGGCAAGGTGTTGGCTGAGAGGGCTGACAAGACGTTCAAGGGCGGCGCGACACGTTTCACGCAACGCGGGTTCAAGGTGAAGAAAGCAACCAAGCGTGACCTGACGGCAGAGGTGTTTGTGGATAAGAACCAAGCGCAATATTTGCGATTCCAGATTTATGGTGGCACGCGATTCCCATTGCACAAGGCGCTGATGATCTCAACAGACAAGACGCGGCTCAATCGCTTTGGCAACATTACGCCTGCGACATACAAGCAGTTGATCAACAATAAGACCAAATACTTCAAGGGCGTTCCAAAGGGTAAGTCGGGGCAAAACTACGAGGGCATCTGGGAGCGATACGGTCGCAGCAAACGCTATCCCGGTGGCCAGCGCATCAGGATGGTTGCGCGGTATGTGGACAAGGCACAGTATCGTCCGCTGTTCCCTTTTGCAGAAACAACACAGGGTGTTGTGTTTTCGCAACAGTCTGGAATCGCTGTTCGCTTCCGCAAACGTCTCGCACAAGCATTGCGGACGGCAAGATGATGCAAAAAAACTTAATGTTTACAGGGGTATATATGCGCGGGTCCTTCCGGCATGTCTTCGTTGTGGGTCATTGTCGAT